TGTATATATGCTGGTACCAATCATTTTACTTGTTTTTATGCTCTTAGTCAATCTAGATTATGTTAGTATCTGTGCCTAAAGGAAGGCCCATAACCTTAACATGTACGCTCTTAGATATGTGTTCTTGTTTAGTATTAGTATGAGGACTATCTACGTCTTCTTTAGCCTCATCTTCTGATAGATATTCTCTACCAGATTCTAAATGTTTTATAGTAATCTCTACTCTAGGCTTATATTTTAAGACCTGTTTACCATCTACTGTTATATATTTAATCTCTTCTTCTTGTGCTATAATAGCCATTATCTATCCTCTCTATTAATTTCTAGTAAACTAATTACTACATCTGGTCCTGTGATATCAGATAAAAATCTAAGCTCATCACTTTCTTGTAGTATTAACACGTTGGTTATAAACTCTTCGTTTGCGTCTGCAGCTAAAGATGCTTTATCATAAAAATAAGTAGTAGCACTTGTACCATCTTTAATTTTTATTTCTAAAGCAGCAGCACCTGCTCCTTCATTAAAAATATGAATAGATTTAACTAAAGCTCTTGAATTACTAGGAACCGTATAAGCTACATTTTCTGTAGTTGTTATTAAATCTGTATTTATTTTTTTATATATGTTAGCCATTAAACCAAGTAAACCTTTCTGAATCTTCTTTTAATTGTGTTAAAAATGTAGAGTTAAGTTGTTCTACAATAGAAGAAAATGATCTGTTAATTTGTCGTTGATTATCCTCTGTGTATTCTTTTTTTGGTTCTGGTAATCTTACTGCTATCTTTGTCATTATCTTCTACCATCTGGTTTTAAGTCAGCTTGGAAAGTACCAAACCTCCAACTTTGTCCAGCTCCTGTGTTCTCAATTTTAATAGCTGCATATCTACCTCGAGCTCTAGTACTAACAAATGTAGTGGCAGAGTCAATAGTAAAAGGACTAAAAGAAGAAGCACTATTTAACTGTGCTGGATAAGGTGTAACAGATACATTAATGACTGCATTGCCTATTAAGTTTTTAAAGTTAGGTAAAAATCTACCCATAGATAAAAAGTATTCTCCAATACCTTGATCTGTTTGTAATGCAAAATCAAAAGATTCTACAAAAGAAGTTAACGTTGTAGTAGTACCATTAGGATTAATTTGATCTGTGCCAGTTTCTTGTTCAAAAAATACTGTTTGACCTAATCCTGTTTCTCCACCTATGACTGGAAAGCTTCCTGTTTTATTACTATCAAAAGAAGTTGCATAAGGTTTAGGATATACAGATGTGTCCATCCAAGTTGTTCTAATTGAATTAGAATTAATTCCTGTGTACCAATTACCCATACGAACCGGTTCGTTTGTCTGACCATAGTTATAAACTACATATCTATCATTAAATTCAGAACCTTGTGATGGGTACCACCAAGTAACTTCCGTAAATAAATTATTAATACCTGCATTAATTTGTTGACCTTTTGTTGTATCAGCATCATCAAATACATAGTCTTCTACACTACAAGGTAAAGTATTAACAGTACCATCAAAAGAAAAGAAACCATTATTAGACATCCAATATGCAACACCATCAATTTCAATAGCTGCATTCTGTCCAATCAATCCACAGTTAGTACCAACTTGTTCAAATCCAAATGTAAATGGAGCTCCAACAAATTTCATCGTGTATAGTGCATTATCTGTCCACACTAAAATATTTTCTTTAGCAGAAATAGCTCCCATAATTTTTGTACCATCTTGTAGTCTTTGAGAACCTGCTGTGTTTACAGCTTGAATAGTATACTCATTTATATTTTCTTGTTCAGAAAATCTAATTAACAAATCTTCTTGAGTTGTAGGTGTACCTATTGTGGCTTCTGTTCCAAAATGAATTAAGTGTCTTGTTGTAGGAGATACTAAAGTTAATCTTGTTTTGTCTGGGTTATTAGTAGTTGGAAAATTTGTTGTTAGTTGTGATGCACGTGTTGATAATCTAGCTGCATCGCCAGAGTTCCATGTAAAAGTTTTACCATTAAAAATAGATGCAACTAATACTTCACCAAAACTACTCAAAGACCAAAGTCCTGGTTCAAGTGTTACTGTAGAAGCTACTACTGGATCACCCCAGCCTGTCCAGTCTGTTGCTTGAGTAACAGTTGTACCTGTTGTTGTACTTGTTGGAGCTGTTGTTCCTAATTGTGATCTGCTTACTGTTGTTAAGTTTCCAGGAGCGGCATCACTATTTCCTGTGTAGGTAATTAATTCTGATGTAGTAGCATAGCTACCTGCACTAAAATCACCAATTAAAGCTGTACCACTTGCTGTAAAATTTTGTGAGTCAGCTAAAGATATAGTTGTATCTGCAGCTGCAATAGTACCATTTAAAGTGCTTGACGCAGAACCTTGAACTGTACCACCATATTGTCCTACACCAAATCCATAACCATATGTTTGTGCTGCTGGTCCTACTCTTGCATAAGGATTAACAGTACATGTTCCATCTGTTAAAGTACCTACACCTGCTTCTTGTGTAGGTGAAGTAATTGTAAAAGTTGTGTTACTAGGAACTGTTATAACTTGATAAGGTTTATCTAAAAAAGAAGCATTACTTAAACTAGAACCAGAGGGTATTGCAAAAGCAGAAAAAAATACGATGTCACCTTCTTTAAATCCATGAAGAGTAGATCCTGTAGTTATAGTAATAGAAGTGTTTGCAGTATTTGTAACTACTGTAGAAGCTAAAGCAATTACAGCTCCGTTTGAATCTGTATCAAAAGGAGTAATATCATGAAGACCTCCTTCAAAATAACAAATTAAAAATTTATCTGTACCGAGAATAACATATCTGTTTCCACTAGTATCAACTATAGCATGTTGTTTTCTAGCTACACCAACAATAGTATCAGGTAATAAAGATTGCCATCCACCTACTTTTTCTGGTAGTCCATATCTAAATCTAACGTTGTCAGAATCAATCCAACGACCAACAGCACCAACACTAGTGTCTTGTTTGTCAATTCCTGGTGCAAATTTAATTTGTTGAAGAGCCATTAATTAGCTCCTATGTATTGTTTGATTTTTGTATCCAACCTTTACCTGCAATATTTGTATATATAAAAGTAACCGATTGATTGTTAGTAGTTAAGTCTAAAGCAGTTGTAGCACTGTTATAATTTAAACTGTTAAAATTTACTGTACATTTGTTTGTAGCAAATCCATTTGCAGAAGAAGCATCCATAATAGTTATTTCATCTCCTGTGTTTGGTGCAGCTGGCATTGTAATAGTTACAATATTAGTTTGAGTGTCTACAAAAATTTGATCTCCAGCAACAGCTGTGTAAGCTGTAACAGTAGCAGAATTAATTCCTGCATATCCTTTTTTTAAAAAACTACCTAATGTAGTTAATGGAGTATTTCCATTAGAAACTAATAACATAATAGCTAATTGAGGAACCGCAACACTTGAAGCTGCCCCTGTAGTTAAAACAGAAAAAGTAAAATTAGCTGCAGTTCTATTTGTTGCATCTTCTATAATAAAAACTCTAGTCGCATTTCCACCTGTTGTAGTGGCAGGCATTGATAGAGTTGTATTTCCTGTTAAAGATCCTGTAAGTTTTAAATAAAGATATTTACCATCCGCGGTCGAAGATCCATCAGCTAAACTTAATGTTTGAGTAGTGCTATTGATAGGAACTTCTACATATGCTGTAGCAGTTTCTAAAACTTGTAAATTTGTATTTTGAATTGCTCCCCATAGACCAGCTTTTTCACCGGTTGCTACAAGTTCTAATGATAAATCGTTTGAGTATGATGATGCCATAATTTATTAATAAGGTTTTATTGGTGTCCATACCATAGTTGCTCCTGGTATGATTTCATTCCAAGTAATAACTCCACTTTCTCTAGTTCTTAAGGTTAATGGAACTCCAGTAACGTTAACTAATGCGTTACCAGTAACAGTTATACCACTCGTTGTACGCAACGTCAATTGGTTTTGAAGGTTAGTAGGATTGATTACAGCGCTACCTCCAGCAGCTAATGAAGCATCCATCGTACTTAATGTTAATGGTGTTTTAAGATTTGTTGCCGGAACAATACCTGTACCTACTACTGTAAATGTTCCAAATTGAGCTGTTTTTAGTTCTAAAGGGTCTGAAGCAGTTACAACATTAATAACAGTTGTTTCTATTCCTACAGGTCCAAAACTTAAAGTTAAGGGAGCACCAACTATACTAATATTAGCATCCCCTAAAAATGGAGAAGTAGAAAATGGTTGTGCCGAAAATGCGTCTTGTCCTAATAACATATAAAATCCTTAAAAGGAGGCTGTAGGTATGGTGGAGTACAGCCTCCATCTAAATATTATATCATCGTTTAAACCAAGAAGGAAGACCTAAATGAGGACGCTTGTCAAACATATTATCTTTAGCACCAACTGTTTTACGGTTGTTATAATGCAGAAATGCTTGAATACATTCTTTGCCTTTAAACTTGTTTCGCCAATGCTCTAGTTCACAGCCAGAATAGACTAACATATCTCCAGGTTTTAAATCTACTTTGATTCCTTTTTTACCAGTCTCTCCAGATGGTTCTAAATAGATTGGCCAATCATCACCACCAAGATTCATAGTAGTTGATATCTCACAACTAAATCTATCTTTATGTCTTTTAAGTTCATCACCTTTTTTATAAATTCTTGCATAAGTATAAGCTGGATATAATTTTAATCCTGTTACCTTTTCCATTTCTGGTTGGCATTTTAACATTAAAGTTTCCATAGCTATATTAGAATACTGACTGTATGTATGTGGTATCTGTTCATCCTGTCCTTCATAGTGACCTATAATATTTTCAAAAGGTGAGATGTATCTTGTAGCTTTACAAGTATCATAAACTTGTTTCTGCATCATAAAATAATTTGCAACAAAACCAGCTAAGTCTTTTGATATCGCTTGACGTATAACTGTATACTTTTTTTTCTTAAACATCTTTAGCCATTTCTTTTGGCACAGCTTGTATATTCCAATGCACAAATCTAAATGGTTCTATTCCAAAGTCTACACTAAATTCGTGTTCTAAATATCCTGGAAATATAATCAACGTTCCGGGTGTAGGTTTAAAGTGAATCAATTCTGATCCAGCTAACACACCTTTTTGATCTTTCATTTTTAATTTAGTAGCACGTGCCCCTGTTCGAGGTTCGTGAAATACTGGCATCGATGTTTTGTCACTACATTTTAAAAAGTAAAAACCTGATACGTGTTGGTTCCAATGCACGTGTGCAGAATGATGACCACCACCTTTTTTAGCAAACTCTTGTACCCACATCTCACTAAACATAGTTACATATTGTTGCATATCATAACCTTGATGATCTAAATATTCCCAAGACTTTTGACCAATATAATCTCTAAAGTCTCTAAAATTATTATCCGCTGTAAGTGGTGTTGAATGATAACTTCTTCCAAAGTCTCCAAATTGTTTGATATGTTTTTTAGCTTCAGGAAAGTTTTTAGCAGCTTTAATATATTTGTTAGAAGCTTTTGTTAAAGATTTTATAAACTCTGGTTTTTGTTCTGACCAAATCGTTGTGTTAAAGTAATTATTTATATACATATTATTTAAATGGATATCCTAGGTTCCACATCACCAGTGAATATCTCGTTCCTTTCGTTACGGGTTTAACTCTATGCCATACAAATGATGGAAAGACAATGATAGATCCTTTAGGAAGTATCTCTTTTGCTTGTTTCAAATGTTTAGCTTCTTCTCTCATATG